CATCTAAGATGCCCCTTGCTACTGCTTCACTGATAACCATGTCATAAACCGGCTTGCAGAATTGGATTGCCAGCCATCGCCGTCGTGCAGAAAAGAACTTCCAGGCTTCCACCAATGCCGCCTGTGCTGCGGAATAACTGGCGGTAAAGTGTTTGATTAGGATTTCAAAAGGCAATTCCAACGCAACGCCAATCTGACGCAAAACAGCTTGGACAAATGGATCAAACGCCTGATTCGGACGCTTAGGATCGGCAATTTCAATACTTTCGTTTGGCTGCAAATCCAGAATGGCACCTACGCCAAGCTTATAATCATTGTCATTCGTGCTGTCGGTTTGCCCGCCAAAGGGAGCCAGCCCGTCTTCAGATTCGCTCTTGACAAAGACGGTAAACATTGCCGAAACCACGGCAGACATAATCTCGGCTTCCGAATATTTATCGAGTTGTTTGAGTGTTTCGATAACCGGTGCTAGGTAAGGAACACCGCGGGTCAATCCCGGACGGATACGGTTCATAATATGGTACACCTGCCGTTCCCCGTCTTTTGAGAAAGCCGGAACCCGGACATATTCGTTGCTTCCTTCGGTATAATCGCCGGGAAAACGCTTATATATATAATAAGCAACCGGCGCTCCGTTATCGTCTAGTTCCACGCCGCCGCTGAGTTTTGACGTATCCATTTGAAAATTCGGATTTGCCACCCGGTCAGCTTCAACCAACTGCAGACTCAAGCCCAGCAAAGCATTGGGCCGTTTGATGTAGCGGCGGACAACAAAAATATCGCCGCTTTCCAAACAGGAGCGGATAATCAGGTTTTGCAGTTCCGTAAAAGTTTGATAGCGCGTAGCATCGCAATTTGTGCTTTCCGCCCAGTGCCGGAAGATTCTTTCGGCTTCCCGTTCCCATTTGTCAAAGGCTTCTTCGGTTTTCATAAACGGTTTCAAGACCTCACGGTCAATATTGCTGTGTACCCGAAGTCCGGTACCGACAACATTGGTGACCACCGTATTGACCGCACCGGTTGCCAGCGGAGCATTGCGTAGCAAATCTCGCGATCGTTCGCGCAACATCGGCAGATCAGGCAAAGTTACATTGTCCGCAGAGCCGTCAGCTGTCCGCCAAGCTTTTGTTTGCCGCCGGTCGAGCCTTGCTCCGGTATATCCGCCTACCATAGCCATCCGGGTACGGGCTTCCAAGCGTCGCAATCCGTGAACCGGTGCAAAATACGAGAACGCTTTGTCAATAAAATTTGGTTTTATTTCAAGTTTTTTCATGTAATGCCCACTAAAAAAGGCCTGCAAGACAGCAAGCCTTAATAAAAGTATTGTCTATTATATTTCTTCATTGTTTTCATTTAACATTTTATTTTTATGACACGCATTTGTATAGAAAGTATAGGGATCCATGAACCAATATTCTGTATCTTCAAAATCAAATAACCGTCGACCTAATAAAGTCCTATTTTTAAAATTATCGTTACTTTTTTCCGGCCAATACATCCCAACTGGACGAGAATTCATATATTGATACACTTTAATCATTTGAGGAGCCCCACCTATGGTACGATACTTTTCGCTACGTTTTTGTTGGGCTTCCCATTGCTCTTTTAACATATCTCGAATGACTTCAAAAGGTTCCATATCAAAATGGTGTTCTGTACTAGTATTATCCGCAACACCATATTTCTGTAAAACTAATTTGCGTAATCGTTCTTTAAAGTCTTTTTTTAAATTGTTATCACCAATAAGAATCAGGCGTCCTAATCCTAAATAATTTTTAAAACCGGGATTTTTAATGAATATCCTTTGTGACGGAGAATAAAAATAATTCCACATTTTAAAGGTTTTATAAATCCAAGAATATCCCCCGAATATCAAATCTGCAGTTTCTTCTAAATTACCATGATAATCATCTCTATTTATAGTTTTAAATACTGAGTTAATTACATTCAAAATAAAACCATTTACATCTGTTATATCCATAGCCCTGCTTTTAATCTTATTATATTGATTAAGAGCATTTCTTGTTTGTAGCATTAAAGGATATGTCCAACATGTATCACCAGCAAAGCTCATTGCACAATCACCTCTTTCCAAAGTAAGAATCTTTGGACATTCATCCCAGCGGTCACCACCTCCTAAGCGGCTGTCAGAAACAAATATTAATTCTTCACAATCTTTAATTTTCCTTATCCAAGCAACACTAATTGTCATGTTTTCCTCCTTTATTTGCCAAATTAATATATTTCTTATATTAAGAGGATTGACTAAGATGACAAGAAAATTATACCGGAGTAATACCGCGAACACGGATGCCGCTGCGGCCGCTGCTGGTGCCGCTGCCGGACTCTCCGTCTCCGCCGCCGCTTGGATCGCGGGAAACTTTGCCCCGCAAATACTTTTCTTGCGTAAACAGGACATTTAAGTCCGCTTTTTTAACTTTTTGCCCGTTGTAAGAAGCTTCCTGCGCACCGGAAAGAATATCCGAAATCGCTTTTTGGATTTCTTCAAGCTGTTCTTTATAAGATTTCATAAACTGATTCCTTTACTTCTAACTCTCGACCGAATTGTCGGAGCAGCTGCTGTTTGACTAACAGCTTTACCTGCCGGAATTTGACCGTTTTTAAGCGGATAGCTTTGGAGACGTTCAAATGCAGCATTCAGGTCAAACTTCCAATTTCGCATTAACCCGCGCAACGCTGCAAAAGCATAAACGCGGCAGTCCAAGGCTTCGCAGGGATGTCCTTCTGTTCTGGGTACCCATTCCCGAACCGGCCGTCCTTTAACCATCCGGGTTTTGATAACCTCTGCCGTAACCTGTGTGAACCATTCGGCATCCCGGTCAATCGGAAAGTGCCAGCATCCTGGTCCGGGTTCTTTAATTCGCAGCCGCTGCATAAGCGTTTGTTTGGCGTCATTCACGCCAATAACATACACTGGTTTCTTCAATCTTTTGTTTTGGGAGGCTCTCGCTGGAAAAATCGGTACACCAAAGCCCGAACTGCTTCCCTTGATTGCGAACACGCGCTGATGCAGTCTTTCACCGCAGAACGTAATAACGTGATCTGTATAATGACCGCCACTGTCAATACAAGTTGCAGCAATAGAAAGAGGTGCAATATTACGTTCATGCTCATATGTCCTTTGCAAAATGCTGTCCAAATCGTCCCAGAGCTGAGGGGTTGACGGGTCTCCATGTAAGACGTGGTAATCAATCGACCACGATTCCTCGTCTTTGCCCCAACCGACAATCTCCAATTCCAGGCGGTCATCCTGCACGTCAACGCCACAGGTCAGAATAACCACATTCATCGGGATTTTCGGGCCGTAATTTTCTCGCCGTGACATCAATCCGGTCGGATCTATGGATTCTCCGGACTGATCTTCCCAAGTTTCTGCCAGTTTGGTATTCGTCCAAACCTGCAAACGAGCCGGGTCTTTATGGACTTTCACAAACTCGCTGGCTATGTCTCCCCAAGATGTCCAGCCGTGCGGGCTGTAGAGCGAGGACAGGTGGAATGAGACAATTTTGCCGTTTGAGCGGTCTGGAGCCGTTGCTATCCATTCGCCTTTTTGCAAAATCTCAGCTTTTTGATAGTCTTGCCATAGCGATTTGCACTTTTCGCATTCATAACATGCCGTTTCCGGGTGTCCGCTTTCAAATTTGATATTTGCCCATTTTAAGGTTTGCATTGCACCGCAAACCGGACAGGGAACGAAAAAGTAACGCTGATCTCCCTCAAGAAAAGCCTTTTCAATCCGGCTGTAGTTCTTAAGCGTCGGGGTAGAAGCCAGAAAAATCTTGCGGTTCGAAAACGTTGCCGTACGCTGGATGGCCAAATCTACCGGATCGCCTTCGTCCCCGGCATCATTCGGATATCCGTCGACCTCATCCAAAAACAAATAGCGGACAGGCATGGAACGCAGGCCGACCGCCGAGTTGGCTCCAGTCAAAACCAAAACGCCGCCGGGAAATTCTTTCATTAAGACCGTATTGCCGCTGTCTCTGGTTCGCGGGCTTTTGACCAATTCCCTGAGTGACGGGCAGTTGTCAATTGCCGGATCAATCCTCATTTTTGAGGTACGTTTGGCCATTTCAACCGTCGGATTGACAATCAGCATCGGGCCGGGAGTATGGTGGATGACAAATCCCATCCAATTATTGCCGCATTCGGTACCGCCGATTTGGGCGCCTTTCATTAAAATGACACGCTCGCAAGGATGCGAGGGAGACAGGCAACGCATGATTTCCCGAAGATACGGAACACGGGAGGTTTGCCACGGCCCGGGTTCGCTTGAAGATACAGAAGATAAAATGCGGTGCGCATCGGCCCATTCGTCGACGGTATAGTCCGGATCTGGGCGTATTCCTTTTGCAAATCCGTAGTTGAAAAAGCTGTCAGTCTCGATTTCCATCAAACAAATTCGCCAGATTCTCTAAGGTTCGCAGCAGTTCTTTCCGTAAAATCTCTTTCATTTCATGGATGTCAGTCTTGCCAATCAGCAGCGGAATGACCTTGTCCGGGACATTCAGGATCATATCTCTGGTTTTCCGCGCGGCATTAAAGGCTTCCCGTTGGACGGTTTCCGTGGAAATCAACTTTCCGGTGCGTTCGTCAAATTCTAATTTTTTAAGTCGGGCTTCGTAGGCTTCCCGAATAGCCCGGCTTTGCTGGTAAGAAACGCCGATGCCGCCAGAACTTGCCGATGATGCCGTTTCAGAAGAAGCGGCTCGTGCTGGTGAATCCTCTTTAAT